GCGAGCTGATGTAAAGCCATGAGCCGTCAAGACGGATATTTCTCAGCTTATTTGTAGTTGAGTACACAGCAATACTCGAAAATCGACTTTCGTTTTTTGCCAGGAAAGGCAAGCCTGCCATCTGAATATACGATTTATCCGCAACAAGTTTTGTAATATTTACCGACACCGTAACCACCTTGCCGTTTTTCACATAGTTAAAACTGCCCTCGTTGCCGTCATAAATCGCCTGTCCGGGTGTAAGACTGCCCGTACCGCTCTCAATATTTGAGCTATCATATTTTGCCGCAAGCGACTTGTCTGTCGCTGTTTTGTTGTCTGTTACGGTCTGACTCAGAGTACTGATTGACTTATCAGCTGAGGACTTATTGTCTGCAATCTGCTTGCTTAGCTGAGCGACTGCATTGTCTACACTGTCCTTATCAGCTTTAAGATTAATCTTCATTGTCACTGTTTCGTCAAGGTCTGTTATTTCATTATCAATGCCAGTAAGTCTATTGCTCAAATTCTCATATGTTCCACGAGCGTCATACACTTCTTTAACTGTTTCAGCGATAGTTCCATATGTTTTCTCTGAAATTTTAGCGTTATCAGCGATAGAAGATGTCACTTGAATCTTGAGCGGAATAGGTGTATTTACAATCACTGTTCCGTCTTTTACAATGTTAAGTTCTATGCTGAGATATCCATATCTGCCATTGAAATTCTCAAGTGGAATAGTAACTATATTGTTTGTGACTGTGCAATCAACTGCATTATTGACTAAAACATCATCAATAACAAAAATCGCAGTAACTGTGCAACCGCTTATATCGAGTTTTTCTCCACTTGCTATTATCGTTACATCAAGATATCTTGTCTTTTTGTCATTAATATTGACAATACCTGCAATTCGCTGCTCGTTGCGACTGTTGATGTCAATTGTAGCAGGAATATGTTTAAGTTTCATTATCTTCTAAATCTCCTTTTGATTTTTAAAAAATCAGACATTTTGAGATTAACTTCTCCTATGCCGATTTCTGTGTATTTTTCGCTAATGCTGTCATATACTGTTTTTGTGATTTTGCTTTCAATTTCTGAACCATCTTTATTAATTATTGTCACTTTGTCACACAGGCTGCAATTTTTCAGCGCCTCAAGTTCAGATTCAAGAGTGACTGTTATATTTACATATTCAGCTATTTGCTCTGCATCTTGTAAATATTCTTTAACTGCGTCTTCAAGCATAGTTCTTACTTCGCTGAAGTTATAACCTGTCTGTGGATCGACTTTAGTTCTTGTTATTTTACTTGAACAATCGAACAGATATGTTTTCTTTAAAGTCACATTTAGATTTGTAAGGTAAGGTTCAGTAGCTGTAACTGTTACTTTTTTGCCGTCTGTTGTTTCGCATTCTGCGTATGGCATGATGTGCGTGTAATATTCATTAATCGAATTAACTTGTTTGAATTCAGATATATTAGAGCCAAATGCAATACGGTGAGTATCTGTGCCTCGATTTAACAATAAATTGATGTTGAAGTTATCACAGAGCAATTCTGCTTTAAATACTGCCGTCAATCCGTTTTCTTCGTTAAGTAAAATATTCTCAAATGTTTCTGCCGAGTTAAACCCGAGTGAAAATTCTTTTTTGACTCTAATATTAGATGAGAAATTAAACCAACTGTATGGTGCATCTGAGTACCATACTTCATATTGAAGATTTGACATAATTGCTGATGGGGAATCCACTTCTGAATAGTTATAATACATCGGAACTGTACCGTTTTGGAAGAATAATCGTGATATGTGACTTCCTGAAATTGTCATATCTCCGTATTTATCAACTTCAATTTTCTCGATGTAAAAGAGTTGAGGATTGTCATGCGAGTTTGCTTTTGCTTTTATGTACGCTCCGTTTTTAATCTTACCAATCAATCTGTCAGTGCCTTTGATTTTCGCTTGAAATGTATACGCTCCGTTTCGTTCTTCTGTAGCTTTAAATTCTGTGCATTCTGTAATAAAGCCATAGCCGTTATAGTCGAAAGCATTTGTTGAATTTTGAGCGTTATCATACAGCAGAGGAAACATTATAATCGCCTCCATCTTGGAATGATATTAATTTTACTGAACGCATTTTCCTTTTCTGAAATTACTTTAATTTTATTCCAGCCCGAAGTAAAAACAGGAAAGCTTGTGCAAGATATGTATGCGTTCATATCTGTTATGTCACAAAATGCAGATTGCATTTCAGAATCAAGTTCAATTAAATTTTCATTGTCAACAAAAGCAGCCTTTATTTTGATTTGTGCATTATTAACATCAAGTGTTAAATCTTGTGAGTGATAAATACAAAAATACGGCTCTGCAGAGAACTTTTCGGGGTTATAAACATAGAATTCAGTTTCTTTTTGAGAGTTTGCCGCTGCACTAAAAGATATTGTTTTTTGCCCTTCATCACTGTACCAAAACGGCTGTCTTGTGAAATTAAGAATAGTTGATACACATTTGTCTGCCTTATATTCTATTTTATCTATGCTTTTGCATATAGCTTTTGCATAATATCCCGTGTTATATGTATCTCGTAATTCTTTGTATTTGCCGTCAAAATTTGCAAATTCTTCTGCAAGCATACGAATCAAACTTTGAGTATCGTTGTAAACAAGCCAAGGCAAGCTGTTTATTTCATACGACACATCAATATTTTCATAGAAACCGTTATCGGCGATTATTCCTCCGTCTTTGCCGTATATGTCAACTATCTCAAATTTTCTGTTTGATATATGATAAAAAGGTGCATTTGCTATGCAAAATCCGAGTTTGCGCAGGCTTGTGCCGTTGTATTCTAAGTTGTGCATATAATCCGCCTCCTTAACATTCTTGGTTCAGAGTATCTATAACTGCGTGAGAAACACGCTCGTTGAAGTCGTCAATATCTAAATCATTATTTATGTTGACATTTCCATAATAGTTCAGAGCAACTCTTGGAGCATTTGTGATAACTTTATTTGTTGTACTTGATGCGGTATGGTCTAAACTTTTAATGTTATTGAACTTATCATTCAGCACATTAATATAGCCGACTGTTTCGTTAAAATCAAAGCTACCAAGCATAGAACTTGCAAGATTTTCTGTGCTTAGTTTTACTTTGTTTTTATTGTCATTGATACCTATTACTAAACCTTCTGTAAAATAACTGCCTATTTTTTTAGCCTCTCTCGACGGAGAATTAATGCCAAGAATTTTTTTTACTGCACCAAGTGCAAGTCCGCCTATGCCTGTAGCTGTGCTCCATACATTCTTAATAGCATCTCCCGACGAAATACCATTAATAAAGCCTTGAACAAAATTATTACCTGTGTTGAACAGAGATATACTTCTAACACCACTGCGAGTGCTTTTACCAATTCTTACTCCAGCTTCTCTTGCAACGCCACTGTTTTCGTCAATACCTGATGCGTAATCGTTAACACTTTTGCTGCCTATTTTGACTCTTTCATGTTGGTCACTTGCAAAACCAGACGAACCTTTTTTTGATACTTTATTGGCTGATTCATATACTGTTACAGAATTTTTATCAATACCATCAGCTACATTACTCGTTGCTTTTTCTCCTGTTTCAAGCGAATTTTGACAATATTTATTATATTCATCTTCTGCTGCTTGTAAAAGTAATTGCATATTAGTAAGATCGTCAGCAGTATAGTAATCTGTTTTTCCTTCTGCAATTGCTTGTTGAATTTCAGTAAATCTCATACGATAGTTTACGCATTGTTGCTTAAGTGTTTCTTCTGTTCCTGATTTTGCAGTTATAAAATCATTTTGAATTTTTCTTAGTGCATCTGAAGTATTTTCTTCATTTTCATTTAAAATTGCAGTTTGTAGATTTTCGTAATTATCTATAGTTGTAAGATATTCTTGCAAAGTCTTCTTTGAAGTTTCTAACTCTTTCTTTTTTTCTTGTTCAAATTTTTTTGCTGAATCTAATTCTTTTTTGCCTTGATCAACTTTAGCGCTAAGACCAATGATTTTTGACATTATAGGTCCTTTTTCTTTTGCTCTTTTTAGCTGTTGCTCTAAAGTCATTAACTCTATTACATCTTTATTGTATTTAGTTTGTACTTTTGATGTATCCCTTTGAGCACTTTCATAAGCTGCTTGAGCACTTTCTACATTATTTTGTGCTTCGCTTTTGTTTATAACAGCTTCATTGTAATTTGATTCATATGCAGATAGAATATTGTTAGCTTTTTTCTTGTCGATAACTTCCTGAATAGTGTCTCTAAGTTCTTTGTAGTTTTCTATAACATTGCCATTCAATGTTATTTCTGTTCCAGTTAAATCCTCAAGCTTTGTAGTGATGAATTTTGCTCTGTCTTCGTAGCCCTCATTTACTTTACCGTTTTCATCAACTATTTTTTTAAGTTCTTCCCATAAGTTATCATAATATTGATTTTCGCTTGTTGCTTTATTTACGGATTCGTTTCGTTTATCAATAAAATTTTGATAACTGTCTGTAAGTTCTTTGTTTTTTTCTTTTGCAGTGTCTATTTTCTCTTGCCATTCGTCTAATTTTTGTGAGTTATCTTGACTTGCTTCGCTCCAAGCATAGATAGTGCCTATGAGTGTTGTCACTATTGATACTACAGCACCGATAGCATTAGCTTTTTGTGCAAGATTTAAGCCCTCTTGAGCTAAAGCAGCCCCTTCAGTAGCTGTTTTTAACACTTTATAAGAATTAACAAGCTGTGATGTAGCTGTAATTACTGCTGATGTTTTCTTGCCTATCCAAATGCCTGCAGTAAGAGAGCCGACAGTTTTCAAAATCGGAATAATCTTATCGGTATTCTTGGAAGTGAAATCACAAAGCTTTTTTACTTCGGGAAATAGAGATTTGCCGACAGGATTTATAACATCTGTTTTTATCGTTCTTCCGAGGCTTTCCCAGTCCGACTCGACATCATCGTATTTGATGTCTTTGATTTTTTGCATTGAACCTTCGACATCTTTATAGCTGTCATTAACATCACCGAGAGAAGTTATAACTTTCAGTGCATTATCTTCACCGAGGCTCGACCACACATTGGAGGCTGTTGTTAGCGCCTCTTGGTCTGTTTTTGCATTCTTTAAATCTTTTATTACAGAATAGAAAACATCCGCTGCGGTTGCTTTGCCGTCTTTCCATTTATTAAACAATGTTGCAGTGTCTTCTGAAAAACTTCCGAGATTTTCTTCAATTCTGCCGTCAGATAATGATATTGTGAACTCTTTTACAAAGTCATTAACTTTGTCAAGATTATAAGCACCGTTTTTTGTACCGTTTTCAAGAATACTGAAAGTTTGTTCAGCCGAAAACCCTGCTTGTCCCCATATCTGGGAGTATTCAGCAAGGTTGTCTGCAAGTTCTCCACTATAATTCAAGCCGTTTTGAGCACCTTTTACGATTAAATCGAACGCATCTTCGGCAGAAAGTCCCATATTAGTGACTAATCCGTTTATACCTCTTAATGTTTCATTTATATCAAAACCATCAAAAGTATCTTGCAGAGTATATAGGTTTTCTGCCATTTCTTTAAGCTTGCTCGGGTCTGTTTCACTCGTAACCTGCTTAATTTTTGCAAGAGTATCGGCGATTTCTTCTTGCGATTCGCCAAAGTTATCTTTGTATATGTCATTAATTACACTTTTGTACTTGAGCAGTTCGTCTTTCGTTAAGCCTGTTTGTGCCTGTAATGAATTGAGAGCTTTCTTTTCACTATTTGCGCTTGTTATTGCAGCTACGGCTGAACCGCCTGCTACACCTAATACAGAGCCAATTCCTGCCGCTGTGTCAGAGATAACATCTTTAAGATTTGAAGCTGAGCTTTTTACATCGTCAAGCTCTTTTTTAAAGCTGCTTAAATCGGTTTTTTGGCTCTTATCTTCAAGGTTTTTAAATTCGTCAGCGGTTTTATTTGTTTCTGCTCTGACATCGCTCATTTCGCCCTCAAGCGATTTCATATTGACCGCTTTTGCTGTCGCCTCTGTATCGGCAAGCTGCTTTTCAAAGTTTTCAAGCTGACTTTTTGCTTTTTCAACTTCACGCTGATATGCTCTGAACTGATCCGCAGATATTTCGCCATTTTTAGCTTGTTCTTCAACTTGCTCTTTAACTTCATTAAGCTCTTGGAGAGCAGATGTACTGCTTTTAATCTGTTCACGCAGAACATCTTGCTTTTGCGTGAGCAAGACTGTATTGTCAGGGTCAAATTTAAGCTGATTGTTAATGGTTTTCAACTCTGCTTGTAATGAGCGTGAAGAGGATTGTATATTCTTCAACGCTTTTTGCAAGTCCGTTGTTTCACCTGCAATTTTAACTGTAATGCCTTTAATAGTTGATGCCATATATATCCTCCAATCTTTTGTAATCGCTCATCCATTCAGAATATTGTTGATAAGTAATGTTTCCGCTGTTGTATTTTTCTTCAACGAATGGCAACACTGATTTAAGTTTCAAGTATTTTTCTTCATCAGCGTGTATGTTCTGATTGCTTTTGAGCTTGTAATAAGTGTCAATATAATCTAAAATAAAACCAATTGAAAAAGTTTTCGTGTCAGCGACAGTCAGACCGCATTTGACGGCATAGGATAAAATTTCCTGTGCCGTCATTTGTACTTTCAGACTGCTGCCGCTGTTGCTTTTTTTGAGCTTGTTTTCAGTGATTCTACAATGAGGTCAACAAGGGGCTGTGCTGTTGATATTACTTCTCCAATGCTATACTGCTTTGAAAATTCTTTGATTGGTTTTATTGTATCGTCTGCAGATTTAGCCGCTGCCCATAAAATGCGCACAGTTGAGCTGTACTGTACTTTATTTGGATTAGCTGTTAACATATCGACATCTCTTAAAAAACTGCGATTCTTGAAATTGTCTTCGTAAATAAGCATAGTATATGCAGACACTTCAACTTCAAGTTCTTTCTCACCGACTTTAATTGTTTTATTCATTATACTTCTCCTTTTACTGTTGGAGTTACTACCGATTCAGGTAATGTGTCTTCATACGATGTGTATCTTACAAAGTCATTGTCCGGGCGAGGTTTTGAGGTGATTGTAAATGTCGGAAACTGCGGATCAAAGTTACCCTCTGATGTCTTATCGTTGCGTGTGGCTCTTGTAGATGCAACGCAGTCAAAGTATGTGTCAATTTCATAGAGTTTGTCGCTGTCATAACGCTCTTTAGCAACAAGCAAAGCAAAGCGAGGTAATACGCTGATTCCGCCTTTTTCAATAAATCCACCTTCGGTTGCCTCAGCATTGCCGTACCAGTCCTTTTCGATGTCATCAACGATAGCAATAAGCTCAAGACTGATGTTGTAACCTGCATTGTTATTTGCAACTATAACAGGCAAACCGTCTGCATATACGGTAGTTGATTCACCGCTTGGTTCTGCACCTACTGTTCTGCCGCCGGCTTTGTCAGACTTAAACCACTTTACTTTGTCATATGTGATTGTACCTTCAGTTGTTTCTGTAAGCATTGCATAGCCTACTTTTGCGATAGTTTTGTTCATGATAAAAACTCCTTTTTATTTTCTTTTAAAGCCTCCGCCCATTGCTTCGGAAGAGAGAATTAGTTTTTTAACTTCGTTTTCAAATTCTTTGTGAATTTGCTCGCTTGCAGGAGCAATGTGCACTTTTGGCATTACAGTTCCGCCTTTTCTGCTTGCGTGAGGTTTTTCGAGCAAGTGTGTAAGCCTGTATTCTTTGCCTGAGGCAAAGACCGTCTTTTCATAGTAAGCATTAAGTTCGTTTGTAACTTTTACTTTGAACGATCTGCGATATTTTTTTCTTTTGCCAACAGGTGCCGCTTTTTTAATTGCTTCTTTAAGCTCATCTGCTTTAGTATCAACAAGTTGTATTACGCCCATTTGTATGTCTGCTGTATATCCTGCAACTTCACGAGAAATAGTTTCGTCAATTCTGTCGATACCGCATTTTTTGTTGCTCATATTTTGTAATCAACTCTTACTTCATAATATGATACACACATTTTTTCTGCCGCAATCCACGCTCGGTTAGTCTTTTTCCAAACAAGATTATTGCTATTAAGCCATTCTGCAAATTTTTCTTCGCTTGCATGGTCTGTTCTGTCTGTATATAGCTCAATATCAATCTTACTATATAAAGTAAAAATAACTTTTCCGTCTGCATATACATTTTTATCTTCATCTTTGAAATATGCAATAAACGGAGTTTCAACCGGCTTGCTAAAATCAGCCTCAGCAACTTTGAAGTTACAAGTTTCAAGTAAGCCGACAAAATCATCATAATTTTTAAAAGTCATTTGCTTTCTCCTTGTATAAGCCTCTCTGAGATAAAGATAAAATAGTGCAAGGCGGATTTTTGCATCTGTCATGCTGAACCTGCTCAATTTTGTATCTTGTGCAGTCAATTACCAAAGCCATATCCGGCTGAATTTTCTCATCACAATGTATATGTATCACTTTTGATAATTCAATATCATTTTGTTTTGCGCCGTAATAACGAGTAACTCCAACTTTTTCGTTGCCAAAGCGATACTTTCGTGCTGTGTTAGCAATAATAGTATCGTTTTCGTCTGTATCAAAAACAAAAGCTACACCGTCATTAAATGTCAAAAACTTAATATCACTTTGAGTCATAAGCTTTTACCTCATATTCTTGCCTTAACATCAAAATATCCGCTGCAAAGTTGTTGTCAAACTGTTCTGTTGCGTTGCTGTAAGCATATCGGCAGTAGTCAAACAACAAACTTCTTGCTCTTGTAGAGCGTATGAAATCCTCATCAGTTAAGGCAGGATGGAAAGAGCGGAGGTGTTGCTTGCCATTTTCAATTATGATATTAATTTTTGATTTTGCGCTATCGTCAGTTTTGATGTGTTCGCTGTCAAAATCAAGCATATTAATCACATCATCAATTAACTGTGCCATAATTCAACACCTCCTGCTTATTATGTTGATGATTTAGAATTGAGAGTAACCTCGATAGCGAGCGGTTCAAGAGCGCTGATATCAAGCTTTAAGAAATCAGTTTCATCATACGAGAAACCTGTTGCGAATGTTTTAATTGTGTATACACGATTGTCTTCGAGAAACTGGTTCTGATCAGAGTATTCGAGTTTACCGCCCTTTCCTGTCGATACGCAGGCTTTGTATTTAGAAAGCTGGCCAATAGCAGCAGTGCCTACTGCAATCATTTCAGACTGAAATACTCGTGTAGGATAAGGAAAAATGTTGTTTTTATAGCTACCGTCAGTAGCGAGAACAGTAGTTGCAGGAATAACCTTGGTGAGGTAATCAACAGGATTGACAATTAAGTCAACAAACGGCACTGACTTGGTTTTGCCGCCTTTGCCTTTTGCAATCTTACCGATCAGAGGCATATATGACTTAATATCGAGTTTTGTAACTTTAGTCGCCGTCTTGTCAGGATATGCACCTGCGGTTACTGAGCCGTTAATATTCTTGAGAATGCCCACAGGCTTGTTCTTGCCGTCACCATTGATAAAACCGTCTTCAAGTCCGTAAGCAAGAGCATCAGCAAGAATTCTGCGAACATAAGCGTCAATGTATGTAGCTCCGAGTTCAAGCATATCCTTTGGAACAGGAATAAATGCTGTAAGCTTTGATGTGGAGAAGTCTTTTTCTTCAATGGTTCCAGCAAGCTCCTGTGCAATCTGAGAATTAAGAGCGCCCCAAGCCGCCATTTGTTTTGTATCAGTTGCAAAAATTGCTTTCACTGAGCCGTAAGTGTTTTCAATATTGATAGCATCAAGAAGTGGATGCTCATTTGAAATGTCTTCGAGAACTGTATCAATTACAGTCTGCGGAATAGTTACATCAAGACCTGCAAGGCTCTGCTTAACATCAACAGCCTTTGAAGCTGTCTTAATGTTATTGTAAAAGCTCTGTTCCGCCGATGTAAGCTGTCTGAAACCCCTTTTGGCGAGAATGGCATTGTCAGCAGTTGCACCTACTTCTGCTGCTGTGTCAATAATAGCCTGCTGAAGACTTGTAGCGTACTGCTCAAATGCAGATGTCATCTTAGCTTCGTCTTTGTCTGCGAACGCTTCCTTCAACTGCTTTGCAAAATTTGTTTTTGCATTGTTAATAAAATCAAGATTTTTCATTTTTAATCTCCTTTATAAATAATTTTTGTTTTTGAAAAATGTTTCAAAAAAATCAAAGCTGTCTTTTTCGTGCTGAGTGGTGTTTGGTTCCTGTGGCGGCTTTTTACCGAGCATTTTCGTGAGTTCTGCCGCTGCTTGTTTTGCTTTAGGATTTTTTCTCTGTTCTGCTTGTTCAACAACTTCTTTTGAATCCGTTAAGTCAACAGGGTCGAGAATTTCATCACACAAGCCGAGTTCGAGCGCCTCCTGTGCAGTAAGGAATGTTTCAGCGTCAAGCAGTGGTTCAAGGGTTTCTCTCGTAAGTTTATCACCTGCGTGTACGAGATAAGAATTAGTGCTCGCTTCGCTGATTTTATCAAGCTGTTCTGCATATTCTCTATGTTCTTTAGCGTTACCGTAGCAAGCACCGATAGCGTGATGAATCATCATAGTTGTATTAGACGGCATTATGATTTTATCCGCTGCCATAGCTACTACACTTGCGATTGAACACGCCATACCGTCAATATACGCAGTAACAGGTACATTCTGCCTTTTTAACAGATTGTAAATAGCGACACCTTCGTCAACATAACCACCAACTGAATTGATGTACAGTTCGATACTGCTAATAGCCCCCGCTTTATCAACGGCTTTTCGGATATACTCTGCACTTGTAGTTGAACCATAGTAATAACCCCAACAATCTAAATACCCCGGTTCAATTTCACCGTACAAATAGATTTGCAAGACATTTTCATCCGCAATCTGCTTGATTTTGTAGTTTCTTTCTTTCACTGAGTTTCACCACCTTTCAACACCTCATCTGATGTCTGATAGTTCTTTGTAATGTAATATTTCTGTGCCCATTCTTCTTCGCAAGGCAGCATATTACAATACTTTTGAGCCTTTGCAGGGGAGAGGACACCGCTTGCTATTGATTTGTCAAGGTTATTTGCATTGCTTATAGCGTCTATATGTTTAACTGTTGTTGTATCGATAAGCATATAGTTGCCTTTTAAAAATTCGGAATTTCCGAATTTCTTTTTTGTAATTTCTTGTTCAAACATTTGTGCAATAGGATCTACCGCATTTGCGATAGCACAATCCATAGCGTCTGAAAGCATAGATGCCTCGCCGCTAAGAATGGCCGGCGGAATGTGTAAAGCGTTTCCAACAGTTGCATATGCCTCTGCTCTTAGCTTTTGAATATCGGTAATTTCACTGTTTGTAGTTTTCCCTGCCTCTGTTGCAGGCTCTGAATACTTCATTCCTTTGAAAACAGGTAATACAGCATTCTTTGACTCATAATATTTTTTGAACTGCTTTCCGAGAATTTCAGAAAATGTTTCGTTAAAATCTTTATCGCCAAAGTTGAAGTTTTCAAAAGTTACTATACCTTTATGCCCTACGGCTTTATTGTAGCGCTCTTGAGCAGACATCATAAGTTGCTCGTATGTAGTGCACATTTCGGCTAATAAGCCTCTGAGAGCAAAGCTGTTGTACTTTAAATAAATTACTTCACTTTCGCTAAAAGTACGCTGATATGTAAAATTTCGGCAAGTTACACTTGTAAAAATATCATCAAAAACAGCATATTCAGTTTTGCAATAGCTATCTGCAATGAGCAACTGATTATCAGCAGTTGAAATAATTAACAGTTCGTTGTCAAAAATTAATTTTGAAATCGCCTGTGTTAAAAACTCGACTTTCGTTTGATGTTTGTTCGGTGCATAATTCCATAGATAGTATTCAAGACCTTTGTACTCTTTGTTATCAATTACAGTAACAAATTCGCACTTGGCAATGCTTTTGGCTATAAAATCAATTGCAGTAAACAGTGCAAGCTCTGTTAGCCTAAACCGCTGCTCGGCAGCGGAATAACTATCATCAAAGCTGTTGTCATTTTCTTGAGGGGCTGCTTTAATTTTTCTGCGGAAAAAACTAAAAATATTCAAAATATCACCACCTTATACGCTATACGCTGATAGTTTTAAAAAATTTTTTAAAATTGTCTGTTGAAATAGGCTGGCTTTGTTTGAGCAAATCTAATTGTGTATATGCTGCTACAAAAGCCATAAAGCCGTCTGTTTTTCTCGACTTTGGCTCGATTTTGCCGTAGCTGATATTGCCGTTTTTATCCTCTGTTGCCGATGTATTGTTCGTGTACCAACGCATTAACGCCGAATCGCCCCATACGATTTTATGGTTTGCAAAATCAGACGCTATCAGCGGAGCTACCAGCATTTTATCTGACGGCCGAACGAGTTTTAAGTTATTAAGACCCTTGCGATCACACTCAAATCCACACTCCAATAGAGGACTTTTGAGCAAAGTGTATCGGTAGTTATCCAACGCTCCTGCTATGATGTTGTAGTGCTTTTTCTGTTCTTTGAGCCATTCTGCAACAATTTGTGGCGGTATTTCTGCACCATCAACTCGTTGTAGGTCAGGCTGTTTATCATACGGAAATTTAATTCTGCTGAGGTCAGCGGATTGTGAGCAATACCACGACATCTGTTTCCAAACAATTTCGTTATCAATCATAAACAGCAAACCTGCTCCGAGAAAATCTGTTGTTTTAGTATAGTCAAGACCAAATACACAAGTTTTGCCTTCCAAATCGGGTAGCGGTCTGTTTGTGGCTTTTATGTTTTCCCACGCTGTAACCGGGTGCATTTCTGTACCTTTGGGGATATTCATACGCTTAGTCATAAAAGATGAATTGTTTACTTTGTCACGCTTCCAATCCTCAAATTCCTTTTGAATTTCTCTTAACAAATTTGGAAAATATTGCAACGACGGATTTGCTTTGTACCAATTTTCTTGCTCATATACCTCTTTTTCATTGTCTAACCTGCATATGAAATAAAGAGTGCCGTTGTCAGGTGCATCACCATTCAGCACTTCAAGACCTGCGGCAAGCTCGTTGTCAAGCGGCCCGTCCCGAACATCTCCCATAGTTGTAATTGTTGTTCTGCGTGGCATAGCTTTTTTGCCTAAGCCCGTTGTGAAAACATCAATGAGCTTATAATTTTCATATGCATGCTTTTCATCAAAGTCGACTTTACCGGGTCTGCCTCCGTCTTTCGTTTTGCTGTTTGAAGTTCTGTATCTGATTGTTGAATTAGTCTTTATGTTTGTAATCTCTGTTTTGTTCCACTTAAAATGCCGCTGCATTTTTGTAGAATTGTTTTCCAAAATTTCGTAGATGTCATTAAAGGTTGTGCTTGCTTGCTCTTCTGATGTTGCACAAATGTCAATATCGTAATTGCGTATGCCGTTGACAGGCGTGAGCAGAGCAAAATCTTCAAATGCAAGATAGCCATTTTTTCCTGCGCCTCGCCCGACCACACAAACTAAATCGGGAAATCTTAATACACCCGGTGCGGAATATGTGCAATTATGCAGAATAAAACAAAACTTTTCCCACGCAAATAATTCGTATGGAAAATATTTCTGTAGAGCAAAATACTTTTCAACCTGCTCACTGTCAACATAAACTTGCTCATTTTCGAATACTTTTTCTATGAAATTTACAAGCTGTATTTGCTCTTTGCATACACGATATTGACCGCTTTTTACTTGCTTTATGTAATCGTCAAGGTATTTACAGTTCGTCATTTACATCACTTTCGACCTTGTCGATTGATAGCCCCATTTGCGAAAGAATCGCAAGTCTTTGCTTGTTGTACATTATTGAATTTTTCACTGAAGGATTGTCTTTAGTGTATTCTTTACCTGTTGAAGAAATCGCCTTGTATGATAAGCCGTTTTTCTTGATATCAGCTTGCATTTGTCGTTCAAGTTTAGTGTAGAAAATGTAACTTTCGATTAAGTCACGATACACATCAATGTCTGCTCCTTTGAATGTGAGTTGTTCAATTAAGCTTTCTTTGATTTTTGCCATTTTAACTTGTGCCATTTTATTGCTCCTATCACAAAAATTTCTCGTGCGTGCGTGCGAGAGTGAATTGTCTTCCCTGTACACCGTTATCCACACACTTGAGGTAAATGCGATTTTTGACCCCGGGGGTGCTACCATTTCTCGGAAAATTCTTCTGAAAAAATTTTTTCTTGCAGTTTGTGATGCTCTTTGTAATGACAATCTTTGCACAGACATTCAAGATTGTTGATGTCAAGAGCAAGGTCCGGCCTTGCTTTAAGATATTTCTTGTGATGTACAGCTTCGCAAGGGGTATATTTGCCTTTAGCTCTGCATCGTTCACATTCGTAATGTTCTTTTTCTTTTTTCTTTTCACGCACTTGTATCCAATCTGCTGTCAGATAAAATCTATAAGCTTTACCGCTTTGTACTTGTTGTATTATCCATTCCGTTGTTACATGTCTTTTTATCATTTTCAAATAAATAAGCCGCTGCAGTAACAGCGACTTAAATTAACCTTGTATTTTTTAGAGCTTTGCTCAAGTATAGTCTAACATACATTACACCGAACAAACGAACAACTTTGCTTAAATTTACCATTCGTAGCGATTACACATCATACGCACTCCGTCCTCTGTATTCCCTCCGCCCATAATGAACGCTATTTCTTTCCAAGAACGCTTATCACGCAAATGCAAAATTAAGCAGCTGCCCTCTGTTGTTTCAGTTGGTATACTACATATTGCAACAGCTCTTCTCGTTTCTGTGTTGTGTAATTCGTTTCGAAGGTCAGCTATTTGGGGCACTATCTTGTCAATGCTCCCTGACGCACTTGCTCCGTTTGCAGCAGTAATGTTTGAGGTAATGTGCGTTACCTCTGCTTCAAGAGTGGCTATCCTGACTCTGTAATTACAGATATTGTCACTCATTTCTCTGATTTGTTTTAGGTTCATTGTTTGTCAGCCTCCTTGTTGCAGTCAATTGCATAAATACAAAATAATAGCTTGCTCCAGTGAAGTCATTAACCCACATATCGTCTTTGTAAAAATAATATCCATCAGGCACAGGCAAAGCCTCACCTTTTTCAAGTTTTTTGAATTCACGCTTTTTGCCCTCAACAACTGTTACTTCGGGCTTGGTTAGATTTCTTGATGTTCTTAACCTTTTCTTTCCGCAAACATCTTTGCGAATATATTTTGCAAGATCGGCAAAATTGCCGTCTTGATATAGCGGTGTGAAGTTTATGCCGTTTTTCCATTGCCAACACTCTGTTGCAATTTCTCTGATGCAATCTTCAATCACTATATGCAGATGCCAATTTTTGCCGAGCTTGCCACATTCACAGTAGCCAATGTATTTGAATTGTACCCCTATTTTTTCTGCTCTGCGTTTGATTCGTTTGAAAAAATTATTAACAATCTTTTCAAACTGCTCCTCTGTGAATTCTCCTTTGGGCGCTGAAAAGCGAGCAAACCAATCTCCTTCGGTAAAGTTACAGAGGATAAGTCTTTGAGTATGCTGCTCTCCACGAATGCGGTTTGCAAGTGCTTGTTTTTCGTTTGTTTTTGCTTGATTGAAATTGCGTGCAATGTTCTTTTTGTTACGCTTGCGTAATGATTTATAATATTTTATTTCGAGCAGAGGCCCTGATTTAACTTCACATTTATATATGTACATTTTATAAATCCTTTATTATATCATTATTTTTTATAGCGGTCACTTAATTAATTACTTGAGCAGGATATGCAGGGGCATTTCAGCCCCTGCGATTTTTACTTGAAATATTCAAGATATGATTTTGCTATGCCTTTGCAATTTTCGGATTTTACAGGAACTCTATGTGCAACAACATTAAGATTATCGCAATCAAGCTCTTTGTATATTTCCGCTGCTCTGTTCTCTTCTGTGGATTTATAGAATTTAAAAAGCAAATCTACAAAAGGTATATTGCCAAAGCGGTCGAAGAAGAGTTTTTCATTTTGTGTAAGAGCTTGTACACATTTCTGCTTATACTCTTCATCAGCTTCTGCTTTTATAAATAATTGATTATATACATCTTGTTTCGTGAATAAGTCAATAATCTCGACAGCTGTTTTTAATGCATCAGTATCTTTGTTATTAATTTGATGTGCAAGTTCTGTAAGTTTGCAAGATGTTTCTCTCGTTCGTTTAATCCATTCACGGTGCTCAATCTCTGCGAAATATGTTTCTGTTCTGAATCGTCTGTATTCGCTCAATAACTTGTATTTGACCTGCACACAACTTTTAGCCGAGAGCAAGCCGATTTTGCCGCAACTATATATAGCTGACATCGACAGCACAAACCAACGGTTGTATGTATCAAGACTGTTTATTATATCTGTATCAATTTCACCTGCGATAAATCCGACCGCAAGTTTGTCAAGTTCACTCAGAGTGTCAAAGTTACCCTCTTCTGCGACTTCTTCGACTTTGGTTTCTGCTTTTTCATTTTTCATTGTTATTCTCCTAAATTAAGATATTTAAGAATTTTATCCTGTGCTTTTTTGCAGCCATAGCAAACAGCGACTGCATAACCTTTTTCATTCAGCTTTGCAAGCCATTCATCTTGCTTTGCTGTTGTTTTGTTCTTTCTTCCTGTATATTTTTCGTAGCAGTTGCACACCACTCCTCTGCTCCTCGCTGAGCAGCGTGTAAAATGCCTGCAATTCTCACAGCTTTTCATCTTCACTGTCCGCCTTTAGCTTTATGTACTTAAGCAGTACAGCCGAGGCCTCCTCCCAGCCATAGCAAACAAGCGCCAAATTGCCCTGCTCTCTCAGTCTCTTTATCCATTTTCGCTGCTTTTCAGTCGCTTTGTTGTTGCCCACCTTGAGTTCAATGTAAAGTGCGTGAAATTTTCCTCTTGCAACCGGCAAACACAAATCCGGTACACCTGCACGCACTCCTTGACGCTTAAGATTAAAAGCCTCTTTCTGATTTCTCTTGCCACCATTTGGTACATGATACAGCAAGTCAAGCTGCGGATAAGTATTTCTCGCATACGCAACCCAGTTGAATAGCTTAATCTGCTCATACGCCTCATTTGTCATTCAAGCACCTCCAAATCACAACTCCCATTTAAATTTCTTTTGCTTTACATCCTCTGTACTTGTCCCAGTTTTGGCACATATCTTTTTGAAAATATACATTAAACTTTTTTATTTCGTCTAAATCAGCACTCAAGCACGCTATAAATCTTGACATCAACTCTTTAACTTTTGACTTTTCTTCTGCACTAAGTAAGTTTTTATGTTTTAACTGTTTAGAAGCAGCGTTATCTCCGAAATTACCGTCACCGATAATTGCTCTTACTTTATCAAGTCTTTCTGTTAGATATGTATTGTATACTCTGCCTCTGATTGCTTTAACAGACTTAGATATTTTTTCTGATATAAGTTCATAACTGTATCCGTTCTTAATCATTTCGCCAAGCATCATATATTCGCTTTCGGTCCATTTGATATGATTATCCGCCTTAACCGGTCGCTCTTTGATACCAAGGTCGTATATTCTTCTTTGTATAGCTCCTTCAGTCCTTTGAAGTTTCAGAGACAGTTCTTTGTAACTGTATTTATATTTACTAAGCAATCGCATAAGTTCTTTATCTTCAAACTCACTCCAAGGAGTTCTTTTAAACTGATATGATTTTTTTATATCTTTGCGCCTTTTTTCATCAACCCACTTTGGTTCTTTACCTAAACTGTTCCTCTGAAAGCTGCTGAAATCAAGAAGATTCATATTTTCATATGCCCACTTCCAAAACTCATCTATAAGAATCATATTAAAAGTTTGTTTTCCACGCTTTACTTTGTGTGTTTTCAATCCTCTGTTTTTAAGCCAGGATACATTTTTATATGAATCTGAGTTTATTCCTAAAGCAACAAACAATTGATGTTTTGTAATGTAAATACTATTATCAAGAAAAGCTCCCAGCTTAAGTCTATTAACTTTTTGAATTACAGAACTTTTGCTTCTTTTAAGTTTTGTACAAATTCTTTCAACACTTGAATTGCCCCACATTTCGCACAAACTGTTGACATCATCATCTGTCCATTTTCTTCTCATTTTTCTTAACTCTCTTTTCACTCACAACATCTGATATAATCTTTCCTGCACGCACTAAAGCTGTGTATTCGCCGTAGCTGTAATATGTGTTATGTATTTTGTTATACTTTGCAATCTCAAGACATACCAAATCAAGATGATCAAGTTTTTTCTGTTTCATATTCTCACCTTACCAATCATTTTCTCCGTCTATTGTTAGCTGCCCTGGCAGAACATTGTCCTCCATCCACCAGTGATACACATCTATTCCTGATTGCCACGTATTAGTTGTTAATCCTGCTTGCTTGCGAACTTCTAACATTATGTCAAACGCTCTGATATACAAATTTCTGTATTTAGGATACAGTGCAAATTCTTTGTATCTTCCTTTTCCTACCATAGGGCAGCCAACGCAACCTACTCTGTGAAAGCCACACTTATACAAAGGATTTAAATTTATATGTTCTTCTTTGATATAGTCTTTTACATCGTCATTTGACCAATCACATATGACATTGAATACCGTTTTCCCTTGTAGTTGACAATGCTCAACGATTTTTCTCTTTTCGTCATTATCGTTGTTAATGATAATTCTCTTTGAGATGTCTTTACTCCAAGTCTGAATAATTCCGCTTTTAGCTCTGTTGGTGCTTTCCGCTCTTCTTACGCCTGTCACAATCGCTCTGTTGTGTCCTGCCGTTTCTTTCAGTATCGCACAACAATATCGTACATGGCGAGTGGGTGGGATTTTCTTAGCCGGAATCAAGCTCCACATACTGACAGATTTACCTTTGAAAGTTGGCATTTGCGTTGTACACTTAATTCCTTTAGACTCCAGCTCTTTGAACTTTCGGCGAATGTGATAAACGGTTTCGGGCGCATCGGCAGTTGTATGACTATGTGAAACCTCAAAATCTATACCTGACTTAAGCGCAAGGTCTAAAATTATTTCGCTATCTTTGCCGCCGGAATAGCATAGTAGCAAAGGCTTATTATAATAATATCTACTAATCTGAGCACCTTCTTGCAATCGCTCAATACTCATCTTCTCTAAGTCTTTCATTTTCTGCTCCTCATCCCTTAATTTTACATAAATTTTTCGTGTTGGTACTTTAAATTTGTATCGTCAAGGTCAAGATAAATTTTCGTTGTGTCTAAACTTTCGTGACCGAGCATTTTTTGAACATCAACAAGGGACATTCCCTTTTTTATTGCTTTTGTAGCGGTTGTTCTTCTAAACCTGTGTGGATGGCAGTTGTTTACATTAGCATTCTGACCTATTTCTTTTACAAGTTTTTCGAGTGTGTTTACACTCATTTTAGAGAAAGGAAATTTGGTCGAACAAAAAGCATATTCAGAATTATTGTTACGTTCTTTCCAGTACTCTTGTAGTCTTAACTTTGTGACCTGATTAAGGTAAACATTTCGCTCCTTTGCACCTTTGCCAAAAACGACCGCTGTTCTTGCATCTAAATCGATGTCAGTGCATTTGATAGAACATAATTCAGTTGCACGACATCCTGTTGAAAGCAAGAATTCGACTATTGATATGGCTCTTTTCTTTTCCAAAACATTATTTTTGTATGTTTGACAAGCGTCCTTGATTTTTGTAATCTCTACATCCGAAAAGGCTTTCTTTTTCCTTTTAGGTTTTCTGATTTGCTTGATTTGAGCACAAATGTTTTTGGATATGTATTCTTCGTTTGAAAGCCAAGCAAAGAAGTTACTAAGAATTCTTCTTTCATTATCAGCTGTTACAGGAGATACTTTATCGTCCATCTCTCGCACTGCTAAGTAATAGCGAATGTCATCTGTTGTGAATTGAGATAGCTTTTTAGAAAATTTACCTAAAAATGTGTCTATTACATTTTTATAATAGTTTAAAGATTTTTCACTTAATCCTTCAACCTTTTTAGCAACAAAAAACATTGTGTAACCTTTCGTATCGTCATCATACTGAACTATATCTGTGCAAAGTTTTTCTTCAATGACATAATTTCCTAATTCGCTGAACAATATAGTTTTTAGTTCGTCCTTTTGAAATTCATTGTAATTGTTGAGCTTTGGAAATATTCTTATCCAAATAGTTTGTAAATCCATTTTTTCACCATCCAACAACTTCGTTGATCTGTTGTGCTTGTTCTTCTGAGGTCAATCTTGTATATATTGCTGTTGTGCTTATATCGCTGTGACCAAGCAGATCACCAAGCAGAGTTATATCATTATTTTGTTTTAAAAATTCCTTCGCAAAAAAATGTCTAAAAGAGTGTGGATGCATTACTTCTTTTGGAACACCTGCTTTTGGTGCTGCTTTGATGAGCAAAGAAGAAACTCCTCTGGATGTCATTTGTCCTCCAAAACGGTTTTCTATGATGTAAGTTTTTCCACAGTAATTTTTAATGTCTTTGATGAGCCTGTCCGGAAAATATATTCTTCGTTGCTTGTTTCCTTTTCCTATGATATCAGCATATCCTTGTTCAAGCATTGCAGTTTTTAAATTGACCAGTTCTGATACTCTCACTCCTGTACCTGCTATAACTTTTGTAATTAGCCATACCTTTTGAGAATTATCTTTTGCCCAGGAAATTAAATGTTCATATTGTTCCTTATTTATTGCGTTGTCGCAAAATGTTCTTTTCTGTTCCTTCGCTCGATGAAATTGATAGTCTTTAAATCCGACATATTCCATATAAGCTGTCATTCCGCAAATTCTTAGATTAACAGTTTTTGGCTTCCATTTGTTTTTCAGTTCCTGCTCATACTTTGAAAGGTTTTCCGAGTTTAATGTTGCGTATTGCCGAAAAAATAATTCAACACCTTTTACATATGTGTCAATGCAATTTTCAGAACGACCTTTGTTGATTAAATGCTTTTTAAAGCCTTCTATATCCTTATCACTCTTTTGAATAATTGTAATGCTTTCTACATTTGATGAGGCTGCATTTGAAATTTTTAATTCGGACTGCAGCAAATCAATTATTTCCTGTTGATTTTGAATGATTTTTAAAAGCAATTCTTCTTGCATAGACTCATACCTTCTTATAGCAGTTCTGAATATGAAACATCGGAGTAGTCCACAATTCTGCTCCCTTTGAACATTCCTTAAAATAATTGGTGTATGGTTCGGTTAAACTGTCGGCTACTTTAATGACCGCTGCACAACCTATCAACGATAGTGCTGTATAGCACATCAAAGCGGTTAGTTTGCTGAGCTCTTGGCAGACAATGACACATTGTGTTTGGTAATTGATTTTATGGTTTTTCAACACCTCACAAAATGCAATTACATTTGCACCACCGCCGACAGCAGGTTCAAGAAGTGAGATATATCCTTTTTTAGATATTTCTGATTTTGTCTTGATTTTGTCAAAAGTGTTTTCTGCCATTGCGTAAGAAACAGCGTAAGGAGTGAAAAATTGTCCAAGCGAATCACTACCCATATTAAGTTGCATATATAGGTCACCAAGCAGATCTCTGAATGGATTTTTTTCAATCATATTTGTAATTTCAGCAAAAATATGTAGAATAACATCAATTTCATTATCACTGTAATTCTTGATTATGTCCTTATATCTTGTTTCATTTTTTGAAAAATTTATGCCAAAACAAAATGTATTTTGAATACTTAATGCCATTATTTCTATGCAATCATTGAATACTTGCCAAAGGGATCTCGAGCCTGTTAATTGATTAAATAACTTAACCAGCTCTTTGTATTCTGGTTTAACTTTTATTGATGCCATTTTATCAACTCCTTACGGCAAATCTTTTTCTCTATGTTTCATATAATTTCTCCTTAAATGCAAAAAAAGAGCAGCCGCACCTGCTCCGGCAGTAACATTATGCAAGTCAGTAACAATATTAAATTTTAGGAAGAATAATCAACAAAAGTTAATTACAAATATATAACAAGCTGTGCGGAGCTTATTAACTCAGTTAATTGATTTTATTCATCGCTCATCATCAGTTTTTCGGCGCAAAGCGATAAAAACTCACTCACCGTTAGCTTTCCGTTGCATTTAAAATTCAGCAGCTTTTCCCACAATACTTTATTTCGTGGCAGCGTATTCGCTATTGCATTTCTTATTGCTCTCTCGGCTCTGTTGCCGTTAGAAAAGAACTCTTTGCCTACTTCCTCGTACAGCTTGCAATAGCTCACCTTCCTGCGTGCTTTTCTCTGCTCAATCAGCTTGCAAATCGCACTTGCAGAATATCCGTATCCTATCAGATTCGGAGTAATGCCCAAAGCAAGCAGCAATATTCTTGTCTTTTTTTCAATCGACTTTTTCATAATTTCACCTCTTGATTTTTTAAGAGAGAAAAGATATAATAATAGCAGTAAATATTTTTATATCTTTTCACTTTGCCGCCAGCTGTGCATTAGCTGGCGGCTTTGTCTTTTGCGCTTAAAATGTAATCGACTTTGGCTCTGCAAGCCTTGATGTGTTCTGTTGTTGGATTTTCAAGGAGTTCCGCCATATCTTGTAAAATATACGGAATAGTGTCGATGAAGTCGGGATTGTAGCCTGTGTTCTCGTAGTCGTAAAGTTTGCGAATACAGCCGTAAAACTCATTCGGCACATCTTTACAATCGTGCATTTTGCCGTAGATGTCCTTAACCTTGATTTCACCGTCTTGATTTAAAGTTAATCTTTTCATCAGCTACATTCCTTGCTTATAAAATCTGTAGCACGATACAATGTCACATAATCGCCGTCAAGGTCATCGTCGTAATACTGTGCTATCTCATCGCTCATTGCTTTAATAATCACAGCGTAGTAATCTTCTTCCCATTCTTTCGCCGCTTCAATTATTTCATCAAGCGTAAACTTGCCTTTAGCTTTTCGAAGTTTCAGGCACCAGCGCCTCGAATCATCGTATCCGCTTTCGATTGTTGTCCCTTTTTTCATCTGTTACACCCCCTTAATTTTTCGCTGCGTATTTGCAGCACTTAATAAACTTTTTACAGTTGTTCGCCACACGCTTAATGCCTGTTGCTCTGTTGCTGAGCTTGTGCCTGTCAAGGCTTTCTTTGGCTTCCGCTACATAGTTAAGTATATCCTCAAGCCTCTCGGCGGTTACTGTATCTAAGCCTTGTAGAGCTATGACCTCGCCGTCTTTAATGCAGATTTGTAAGTTTTCAAGCTTACTCATATCCGTTTGCTCCTTTCTTGAGATTTTCGAGCAGTTCACGCTCTATAATCACACAGTCCCTCAGATAGCATTTTGTGTTGCTGTTAATGCCATAGACCATATTATCATCTAAACATATTGCTGTTTCGTATGATACTTTCATCATAAAGCGTCCTAAATCATCAGAGAACACATCTCCGATTTCAACCTCCTTAAACGAATACGATTTAGATTTGTTGATAATTACTTCCATCTTTTTTTATTCCCTCCTGCGTTTCGTTGTAAGCCTTTTCGAAGTAAGCCTTTGCGTCCTCTTTAGATATTCTCCACTCACCGAACATCTTTGCCGCCGGCAAAATGCCCGACTGTGCTTTTTTCTTTAAACAATCAACCGAGAATCCCCAAAGATTTGCCAGCAATGGCAAATCTATGTAGATCGGAACATCGTCCCAGTTGGTTACTGTTTTCTTAGATTTTGGCATATATACCCTCCTTATAAAATTATTGCCTTATTCTTTTCAATATTTTATTGCTTTATTACCCAAATAATGTTATTATTTATTTAGAAAGGTGGTGCACATATGAGTGACCAAAATATAAATGATACTGCTTATGGTGTTACAAAAGCTGTTTTAGAATCAGAAGCAGTAAGTAATCTTACAAATCCACCAACAAAAGTTGCAGGTGCTCTGTTAGCCGATTTCATAAACTTAACTGTAGGTGGCATACATTATGCTTCAATAAAAGCCGAATTAAAGCGCCAAAAAAAGTTTGAAGACTTTAAAGCTAATATTCAAAAGAGTGTAGATAATATTCCAACAGAACATAAAGTTGAATCGAGAGAATCGATTATTGGACCTGCTCTTGAAAAAGCGAAATACTTTATGAATGAAGACGAAATTCGTGAAATGTTTGAAAAGTTAATCGTCAATTCATTCGACAGTAGAAAAATCGAAAAAATTCATCCGTCTTTTTCTGACATCATTCAACAAATGTCGCCTATAGATGCCCAAAACCTAAAATGTTTTTCAGTTGAAGAAAATTTGCCAATATGCGAAATAATGATAAAGCTTGAAAAAGGCGGTCATAGAATTTTGCAAACTAATATTTTTTGTAGTAATGAGTTTTGCGATTCAATTGAGCAACAATCAATTTCTTTATCGTCTTTATCTCGTATGGGTCTTATAAGCATCGCATATGATCAATACATAACTGATGATTCAGTCTATAAGATTTTTGATTCTTTACCTATAGTAGTAGATTTCAAAAATCAAATAGAAGCCATGAACAAATCAAATAACAGTAATCAAAAATTTGATTTACATAAAGGAGTTGCAACACTTACTCCTGTTGGAAAAGCATTCATTGATGTTTGTCTAAACCCTTTGCCCAGCGAATTAAATCCATAATCTGTGCATCATATTTATTCAAATAGCTGTCAAGCGTTTTTATAATGCGGACAGCTATTATTTTTATTGCGATAGTTAAGAATACCACAGATATACACAAGTTTGTTAGTATCATAATTATACATAAGTTCACTTTTCACATCTCCTTTCCTATGCTGTTCTCCGCCGAACTCTTCCAAAGAAATTTTGTAAAAATCACTCTGAATAGGATAAGCAGGGCGTTCAAAAGGAATTTGTCTTTCCGGCATTTCCTTTTTTCTTTTGCCTTTTAACATTTAATCACCTCTTTGTTAGTTTCGTTGCTTTGCATCCTCAATACAATGTGATATAATTTCAATGAAAGGGGGTGCAAGCTATGCGGTTAAATTCGGATTGTGTTCGTGATATTTTACTCGCAATCGAAAAAGATGTTGATTATCACAGAATATTGGAGTTAAAATTTGATGATACTCTTCCTGACAATCTCCAAAAATATTCTGCCGAGGAGCTACTCTACCACATTAGACAATGTAAGATAGCAAATCTTATTATTGATGTGCATTCATTTGATGGGGGAAAATATGTAACGATTGCAGATTTATCGCCTGATGGGCATCAATTTCTTGCTAATATTCGTAATGATAATATATGGGGCAAGGTTAAAAAGATTGCTGGAGTTGTTGGTAGCAACTCTCTTTCCGCAGTTACCCAAATTGCTTCAAATGTTGTAACGGAACTTATAAAAGCTCAATTTGGAATTATTTAAACTTTATCGTATTGTCGGCTGCTCGCTTTGTGCAGTCGGCAATTTCTTCTTTAGTGGGGGACCTGAACTTTTCTTTGCAAAATAGTGTAATTGCTCTTGTTGCGATTTTCCACTTCACAGCTTTTATAATTGCTACTACCGCTACAACGGTAGCAATTACTGCGTATACACTTAAAAACATTGTTATCACCTCTTTGTTATGCTGGATCAATAGATTTTTCGAAAAGATATTCCAACTCATATTTTGGAAACAATCTTTCTTTGATTGAGAATGCTTCTCCAATTGAAATGCCTTTTAACATTTAATCACCTCTTATGCTGTCTTAATATGGGATTTTTACCGAGCAAATAATCAACTGAACTGTCAAAAATATCAGACATTAATTCAATTTTTGGTTGTGGAATTTTCCCAGCACAAACCCAATTATAGTAAGTTTTTCGAGTTACACCGAGTAACTTAGAAAGTTCCTCGATTGTATATCCTTTTCGTGCTCGTTCTGCTTCGATATTCGGATATGTTAATTTCTTCAATTTAATCGCCTCCTAAATACTCAAAATGAATAGCTTGTCTATATTATATATTCAAAACGGTTAATTGTAAAGTAGAAAAATAGACAAATTGAGTAATTTTTTTTTAGCTAATTTTTACAAAATGAGTATTTCTTGCAAAAATGTATTGACTTTTACGCATTTTGAGTATTATGGTTATAGAAAAGGGGTGTAATTTTGAATAGATTAAAACAGCTTCGACAAGAATTAAATAAATCTATGGCTGATGTAGCAAGAGAATTACATATTCCGTATACTACATATGTTAATTATGAAAAAGAAGTAAGAGAACCGAATTCTGAAACATTAATTGAATTTGCTAACTATTTTTCCTGTTCAGTTGATTATTTAATATGTAGAAGTGATAATAGAGAAGTTATGACAGATGTACGAGAAATCGAATTAACTCGACACGAAAAGAAGTTGGTTGTTGCATATAGAAATAAGCCTGAAATGCAACCGGCTATTGATAAGTTACTAAATATTAACGATGATTCAAGTGAAGAGTATGTTACAGTTTTAACCGCTGCGAGGAGCAGCGATAATAGACCTATTGAATTTCAAAAAATTTCAAAAGAAAAACTTGAATTACTTAAAAATGCTAAATCTGTTGAAGATGAATCTGATTTGTAAATAAAAAATGCCTCGTTGGTTAAAATACCTACGAGGTGTGATGAATGGATTACGGCAAATACAAAAATGCTCGTAACGCCGCATGGCAATGTATATTAGACTACGATATTAAGACACTACCCATTGAGGTTACGAATATTGTTAGAAAATCAAATGATATTAATTTAGTTAAAAACAGCGATGTTAATATTCTTCAAAACAATGCAAGCGGTGTTACAATTGTAAATAATAACAGTTTTATAATTGTATATAGAGATACAGATAGTTCACGGCGCTGTAGGTTTACTATTGCTCACGAATTAGGGCACATTTTGCTCGGACATATGCTCGTGGACAAAATAGCATACAGAACATTTGCAGTACAGAATGATACCGAGAGCGCAGCTAATGTATTCGCTCGTGACTTGCTTGCTCCTGCGTGTGTATTGCACGAACTCAAAGCCTTAACTGCTGAGGAAATATCTCGACTATGTAATATAAGTCTTGAAGCAGCAACTTACAGAGCAAACAGAATGCACGAACTTGAAAAAAGAAATGCTTTTTATAAGCACCCACTCGAGCAAAAAGTTATAAAACAATTTAATCAATTTATTAATAAAAATAAAAGTCAGTCGTAGCACCACCTACGACTGACTAAAAAAGATGTGAGAAGAAAACGCACTCCTCTAAATCTATTTTACAATATATTATATATTTTGTCAAATATTATATTATGTGAGGAGCTTAGCAATGGGATTTTTTGATATTTTTAAAGTTTCACAATATAAGAGTGAAATTGAAACGCTAAAAAAACAAAATGATGAGTTAAAGCAAAAATTAAGCGAATTGTGCTTTGATGATTACGATACATCACAGAGAATTATTCAACAATTAAAGCAAGAAATTGAGAAAAGCAAAGAGGAAGCTTTAAATCTTGAAAATCAGCGTGCTTTATTAAAAAATAAGCTTAACGATGAAACTGAATCAACAAAAGAAAAGCTTAATGATTTAAAGATTAAAACAGATGAGAGAATACTGAGCTTAAATGTTGAAATCGAAAAAACAGAAAAGAAATTAAAAACAGCTAAAAACAAATTAGACAGAACGAAAGAGCTATACAAGAGTGTTGATTATTCTATATCTAATTTTTTTGAATATTCTCCTGATTTAGCAGAATTGAAATTATATAAATCAGAGTTTGATGAACTTGAAGAGTTGTCACCGTCTGTTATTCTTAAGCTACATTATATGGATGTTAAAAGTTTAAGAAAAGCATTTAAAGACAATGACAAACAAATCGAAAAAGTTTTATCACAATATCGTAGCAGGTACACTACAAAGGCGAATAAAGCTATTTATGATTTAATGGTAATAGCTTTAAGAGCAGAATTGCAGAATATCTTATATAATCTGAAATATGAAAAATTAGATAATGCTATTGAACAAGTAAAAAATACTTCTCAAAAATATCTGAATATCGCAGCTCAAGGTAATCAGAATATAGCTGGAACTCTTACAAAATTTATAGGCGAAATAGAATATTTATTTATAAATGCTGTAAAAATAGAGTATAACTATTATGTAAAAAAAGAGCAGGCGAAGCAAGAGCAACTTGCTATTAAAGAGCAAATTCGTCAAGAAGCTGAAGAACGCAAGGCACTTGAGCAGGAAAAGAAGAAGATTGAAAACGAAGAACTTAAATATAACAATGAAATTGAAAAATTAAAAGAGCAGTTAAAAGCTTCGGCAGATGAAGAAAGTAAAGCTTTAAATGCTAAAATTCTCGAATTGCAAGCAAAACTTGCTGATGTCACTATTAAAAAAGATAATATCGTTCAACTTCAAAATGGTAAGGCAGGTAATGTATATATTATAAGTAATCTTGGATCGTTCGGTGAAAATGTATTTAAAGTTGGTATGACAAGAAGAATTGACCCGCAAGACAGAGTAAACGAATTAGGAAATGCTTCTGTACCATTTAAATTTGATGTACATAGTTTCATTTTTTCGGAAGATGCTGTTGGACTTGAAAGTAAATTACATAGCATTTTGAACGATAAAAGAGTTAATAAAGTCAATATGCGTAAGGAGTTTTTCTATACTACAGTAGATGAACTTGAAGAGCTTGTAAACAAAATTGAGCCGACTGCTGAATTTAATAAAACTATGCTCGCAGAAGAATTTAGACAATCTCAATCATCTAATGAAAATTATACAAATGATTACACAATAGATGAAGAAGATGAGTAA